AGATGCATGGAACGTTGCTGCATATCCGGCCTATGACTGGAGTTCTACCACTACCTATGCCATAGGTGATCGCGTAACATACAGTAATATCGTATATGTGTGTGAAATTGCCAATACAGCCCAAACTCCTACTACCAGTTCCAGTTACTGGAGTGAAATCACCAACAACAACACCTGGAACACAGCAAGTGGCAATCGCATCGACGGTTCACCTTACATGGGACGTCAAGCACAACGAGCATTGATTGTGCAGGCCTTACGTGCTGGTATTGATGCAAATACCACAATACGTCAAAATCAAAATGTGTTTAACTTGATTGCTTGTCCGCAGTATCCAGAATTGGCACCCAACATGGTTGCACTCAATGACGATCGTAATGACACTGCATTTGTAATTGTGGATACTCCTTTGCGTTTGAGTCCCGCTGACGTAGTGACTTGGGCAACCAACAACAACGGTGTTGGTATTGTCACCGGCGATGGATTGCTGACCAACAACACATATTCTGCTGCATTCTATCCAAGTTGCCAAACAAGTGATCTAAGTGGAAATGCAGTGGTGCAACCGCCCAGTCACATGATGGTGCGCACAATTATCCGCAGTGACAGCGTTAGCTATCCATGGTTGGCACCTGCCGGTACACGACGTGGCGTTGTAGACAATGCATTTAGCCTAGGTTATATCAATGCTGCAACTGGCGAATATACACCTGACACAATAAATCAAGGGCTACGTGATATATTGTATCAAAATGATATTAATCCTATAACGTTTATACCTGGAGTTGGTATCACTAACTTTGGTAATCACACCCTGCAAGCAACTGCTACTGCATTGGATCGCATCAATGTTGCACGATTAGTAGCATATTTGCGTGGTAGACTACAACAAATTGGTAATAACTATTTGTTTGAGCCCAATGATGCAATTACTCGTGCTCAAATTACTAATTCAGTGACCAGCTTGATGATTGATCTTGTGAACAAACGTGGTATCTATGACTATTTGGTTGTGTGTGATCTTTCCAACAACACTCCTGCCACAATTGATCGCAATGAATTGTATGTAGACATTGCAATTGAACCTGTGAAAGCAATTGAATTTATCTACATACCATTGCGTATACAAAACACAGGAACCATTGCTGCACAAACAACAGCCTAACAAAGTCGGGTAATTTTTACCCGACCTTTTTACCATAAATAAACGTATCAGGAGATAAAACACAAATGGCTACATCATCACTAACAAAAATGACAGTGCCTCTGGCCAACGATCAGAGCAGTCCAACCCAGGGCTTGATAATGCCCAAACTGAAATATAGATTCAGAGTCACCTTTCAAAATCTTGGGGTTAGTACACCAGTAACTGAATTAACCAAACAAGTTGTAGACTTCGCAAGACCTAATGTGACATTTGAAAATATTGATCTTCCTGTGTATAACAGCACTATTAAATTAGCTGGAAAATATTCATGGGCCGACGTTACATGTAACATACGTGACAGCGCAGATGGTGCAGTCAGCCAGTTGGTTGGTGAGCAACTTCAGAAACAATTGGATTTTGCAGAAATGAGTTCAGCATCTTCTGGCATTGACTATAAGTTCTTAACTTATTTTGAAGTTCTTGACGGCGGCAATGGTGCCAATATACCACAAACATTAGAATCATGGGAGTTGCTTGGTTGCTATCTGCAAGGCGTCAACTACAATGATTTCAACTACGGTACTAACGAAGCAGCTACAATTAGCCTGACCATTAGATTTGACAACGCCATCCAAGGTGGCTATGGCGGCGGCGGAGTTGGTATTCCAGTTCTTAGAACCAATGGCGATGTTGCTACCAGCATAGGCGGCTAAAAAAAGTGGGCTTTGCTCAAAACCTGCTTCAAGGATTCGCCCCTGGGCAAGCGTTAAATGGTATCTCTGGTCTTAAAGATTATAGACATGCGTCAAAAGTCTTTAGTACCAATAACTATGCACTAACACCCAGGGTCAAATATCTATTCCATGTTTATTTTAACATCAATACCAGTGGTATACCTGCGTTAAGCAACTTATTTGGCACTGGTAATTCTTCTAGTGTCAGTGTACTAGTTAAAACAGCACAGTTACCTAACTATCAAATTGATGTTGAGGTACAGAATCAGTATAATCGTAAACGTCTGGTACAAACCAAGATCAACTACGAACCGGTGACGCTGACTTTTCATGATGATACCAGCGATTTAATCAGAACAATGTGGTACAACTACTACAGCTATTATTACGCTGATCCTAATCAAGGCTATAACAATGTACCAAATCAACCTGGTACCTCCGGGCAATCGGCTACAGTAGGCAATGGCTTTGGGTATAATACCAGTGATATCTACAATGGTGCACGAGCTGTCAGTGACTGGGGCTACATTGGCGAAACGTATAATAATTCAAGTCAGACCACTGCTGACACCACTGGTAGTAAGCCACCATTTTTTAACGACATAACCATATATGGTCTTGCCAACAAACAGTTTGCACAGTATACCCTAATCAATCCCATGATCACTGGATGGCAACACGATACCTACGATTATAGTCAAGGCAACGGAACAGTACAACATACCATGACCATACGCTACGAAACAGTGAAATATTATTCTGGTGCCATTGGCGGTCAAACTCCTAGCAACAATGTTCTTGGATTTGCTGATCCAGCACACTACGATACCACACCTAGTTCTATTGCACGAACAGGGTCGACCAACACTGTATTTTTACAAGGTGGCACTGTTGCAACGTCTGGTTTTGTACAAGATTTACAAGCTGTACAATCAGGGTTCAATGGTTCACAAAATGTGTCAGGTGCAGTGCAGGCAGCCGGGGTCAACATCAATACCTATCAACCTGGCCCCAATCAAATATCAACAACCGCATACGATAATTCACAAAGTATAGCACAAGGCAGTTTGCCTGGCGGAGTTCAACAGATACAAAATTCTGGCGGTGGAGCATTTTTTCCAGTGCCTCCATTGCCAGTGACTGGACAATACGGACAAACCACAAACTTATCTGTTGACCCTGCCAATCCTGGCGGTCCTGGCGGCGCCGGGGGAGCAGGGTAATCATGGGCTCAGTCAACGCAATCAATACCAACACAGACTTATCAGTGCGTGTGTTTGATAGTTTTTATAGTTTTTCACAAAACGTACCAGCGGATCAATTTGACGTGGTCAACAGTTATTTTCGCAGTGTGTTTGATACTGCTGAAGCTGCCGGCAACTTCACAGTGACACTATTTAGAATTGCTGCACAGTCAAAAATTCCTGTGCTCACACTGTTACAACAAATACAAGGGCAGAGTCAACCTCAATTGACATTGACATTGACATATTATCTCAATGGTCTTAGAAGTCCTGCTACATTGCTGGGTGTGAATGTGCCCAGTATACCCAACTATTACGTGGCCAGAAATATACAGGCCTAACACCAATGGCCAATAACTTTCGTCAAGGCACATATCAAGTGCAGAATCCAGACAAGTATGTGGGTAAAAACACACCAAGATTTCGATCTGGATGGGAAATGAGCTTTATGCATTTCTTAGACACCAATGATAGTATACTACAATGGGCTAGTGAAAGCATATCAATACCTTATCGCAATCCCTTGACTGGCAAGCAAAGCATTTACATTCCAGACTTTTTGATAACTTATCGTACCAAAGACAATATTATGAAAGCAGAAGTAATTGAAATAAAACCCAAAAAACAAAGTGTGCTAGAAAGCAAAGCATCAGCAAGAGATCGTGCAGTGGTGGCTTTAAACTACGCTAAATGGGATCAGGCCACAAAGTGGTGCAGACGCAATGGCCTTGTGTTTCGCGTGATAACTGAGGATCAACTTTTTCACCAAGGCGCCAAGAAAAGATAAGGATGTCTGCCCACGGTAAATATGGGTATGAGAAAACTTGAAGAACTTTTTGATTTACCAACTTCTGGACAAACTGCAGAAGAAACTGCCACGGTTGAACAAACACAATCGGCCATAACAGACATAGACAACACCATAGACAAGATTGATGCTGCGCTGCCTGCGGTACGAAATCTTGATGCCAGTGATGAAGAAATGGATGCATTGGCTACCAAGGCCACCGACACATTTGATAACTTAATGGATTTGGGATTCAATGTAGATTCAAGATATTCAGCAGAAATATTTGCAGTGGCCAGTCAAATGTTGGGGCATGCACTGACAGCTAAGACTGCCAAACTAAACAAAAAATTAAAGATGATCGATCTACAACTTAAAAAAGCAAAAATGGATCAAGGTCGTGAAGAAGAAACACCAGTGGAAACTGCACATGGGCAGATACTCAGTCGTAACGATTTACTGGAACGACTAATTGGCAATAGAGACCAAAAGATCAAAGACGCATAAATATCATATAGGGAATTATTATGAAACAGTTCAAAGAATATCTAGCGGAGAGTCAACGAACCTATCACTATCGCATTAAAATGGTAGGTGAAACACCTCCAGACTTCTTGAAAAATCTTGAAGAAAAAATGCAACAGTTTGATATTGTTCGAGTTTCTGCACCAAAAACTACACCAGTTCAATTGAAACCCGCAGATTTTCCTGCGTTTGCCAATGATAGAGTGACCAGTGTTGATGTAGAACTTCGTTATCCTGCTATCGAGCCACAGATTAAACAACTTGCACAGATTTTAGGATTTGACCCTAATCGTGTTATTATGCTAACTGCGGCATACGAAGATTCCGTGGATACTGAACGTGAAAAAGTTGAAGCTGAAAACAAAGATCTGTTGACTGATACAGATTACCCTGCTCCAGACAAAGAACAAAAAGCCCTATACAAAGACTATGCCACTGGTCCTTATGACCATGCAGTGTTGAAAAATGCTTATCGCAGTGATTTTACTGTGGCCGGAGGTAAGACACCCAAAGCACAAACAACAAATGATTTGCCACAGGGTGTCAAAAGCCCTATGACCACAATGAAGCGATCACCAAGACCTGCCACAGGTGCCCAACCAAAAGGATAATGAGATGGACAATTTTTTCTACGACCTAAACAAAAAACTTGACGGCATTCGTGCCAAACCAGAAACTGCACAATTGAACGAACGTGACTTGGGCAAACACAACAATGCCACAACAGGTTTTGCGGCCCTGGCCAAAAAAACCGGCGGTGGTGAAAAAGGTGCTCGTATTGCTGGTGCACAGTTGGCAAAAATGCGAGCCAAAGGTCAAGTTGAAGAAAGTGACGTGGGCGAAAGTGCGTTCCAAGCAGCTATTGGTAAAAAGAAATACGGCGATGAAGGAATGAAAGCACTGCAAAAAGCCGGTCGTGACCATGCCAGCGACAAGACCATGAGCAACATCCGCAACAAGTATGACAAGTATGATGAGAGTCAGGGCCAGGCCGACGAAGGCAATGCATTTAGCAAAGCAGTAGTTGATGCTAAAAAAGACGGTATACAACCTGGTGAAAAAATTCGTGTAGGTGGAAAACAATATCCTGTTAAAGAAGCCGATCCTATGGGTCTAGAAGAAAAACTAAGTGCTCCGCAACTAAAGAAGTTTGCTAAATTAGCACCTCCAAGAAACAAAGTAACATTTGCTGACAAGATTGCTGGCGCCAAAAAAGAAGTTGATGAAATGCTAGGTGATGTTGCGGCTGATGCCATGCGATCAGCAGTGGGCCACATCAAGAAAAAACGTACAGGTGAAATGGATGAAAGTTGGGATGACATGATGAAAGATGTCAAGCAACGTGCCCACAGTACTACTGATATGAAAACTGGCGAACGCAAACGCAGCTCCACTGGTGGCGAAATTGAAAAAACTAAAACAGGACTGCGTCATCACGCTAGATCACATGATCATGAAGATGAGAAAAAGTCTGACAGTGATACACCTAAAAGTCGTGGACGTCCCAAAGGCCCAGAAAAGAAACCCGAGCGTGTGACTGGTAAAGCATGGAAACACAAAAGTGGACGTGTCAAAGAAGGCGAAGACGACATTGAAGATCGTGGCGAGTACGATCGCGAAGGCGACATGGTCAAAGACAACATTCACACTATTCGTAGAGAAGTAGATGAGTTAGAAAAAATTATTGGCAACAACGAAAACCTGCCAGAGTGGGTAGAAGAAAAACTTGCTCAAGCCAAAGGTATGATCATGGCTGCCAGCGAATATATGCAAACACAACACGAGCGTGATGCAGAAGATGAGACCGGTGAAGAAGGCATCACCATGGGCGAACGAGCAGTAAGCAAAAAACAACGCAAGTTCATGGGCATGGCACACGCTATACAAAAAGGCGAAAAAGTAAAAGGCGCAAGCCCAGAACTTAAAAAAGTTGCCAAAACCATGAAGCCCAAAGACGCTGAAGACTTTGCAAAGACTAAAGAAAAAGGCCTACCAGAGAAAAAAGCCAAAAAAGAAGAAGTTGAAGAAACAACAACTTCTGGATCAGTGGCAACTGCTGCTCCCAACGGCAAAGCCAAGTCAGGTGGCATGAGTTTTGGCAAAGGTGTATACGAAGGTATCAACAGTCAAGTTGAACGAATGATCACTGAAGGTATGAATGTCAGTGTAAACATGACACAGGGCGAAGACGGACAACCACATAAGAGTATTACTGTGAGTGCTGAAGGTGAAGAAGCTGAAAACTTGGCACAATTGTTGAGATTAGCCGGCATGCACCAACAACCAGAAGAATCTTGCCCAACATGCGGACAAGCACCTTGTGGTTGCGATGAAAATGTAGCTGAAAATGCTCCTGATTGGCCCACCAACCCCGAGTCAAGTTCCAATGCCATGCAGTATTCAGGTGGATTGAATGGTCCTAAATCAACCGGCCAAACAACTATCCCTGTTATTGCTGGTCAGCGTCAACGCACCAGCACCATGGAAGAGAACGTGACCATTGAACGCAGTTTGTTTAAATTATTCAACGCATATAAAGCATCATGAAATCATTCCGCGAATACATCTCTGAAAGTGAGCAATGGATAGACAATCCTGCAGCCGGCGATGACTTTGCGTTTGAACTGGCTGACGGCACACTGGTTGAAACTTACATTCTGGAATCCACAGAACACGGTATATTGTTGGCCGCCACAGATACAATCATCACTGTATTAGATGATTGGCAACAACTTGTTGATCCCTTGGAAGATCTAAACGAAGATGTCACATTGGAAACCATGGGCTACGGTGGCAGCATGGGCGAAGACGACATGGATGAAGCCAAGTATCACGGTCGCGAAGTGCCATTGGGTAAACCCATGGCCGGCGATGTAAAGAAATCCAAGGTGTATGTTAAAGATCCCTCAACAGGCAATATCAAAAAAGTCAACTTCGGCGATCCCAACATGCGAATCAAAAAGTCTATTCCGGGTCGCAGAAAAAGTTTTAGAGCAAGACACCATTGTGAGAACCCTGGATCGCGACTAAAAGCCAGATATTGGTCATGCCGTGCATGGTAAACAAAGGAAAATAAAATGAGTCAAGCAAATGTATACACTGGTGCCTTAACTAATGTGGTCTGGTACACCGACAAAGCAGAAATCGTCACTGGCGGAAACCCAGCAACCTATCAAATATACAATGCCAATGT